TTCTGCAAGTCTGTTAATTAAATATTCAACTCGATCATTCCACAACTGGCAATCTACCGACTGAGCAAAAGGGATTAGTGATTCTCTTGCAATATCTACTGGGGTTTCTGCTTTACTCATTAGGATCAACCTCACTCACATCCACAACCTCAGACTCCCAATCACATATCTTTGTAAAATAACCTTCTGCCTCTGATAGTGCATATTCTTCAGGGTCTTCCCCGTTTGGCACATCTACCTCAAAGTAGGGGGTAGTCCCAGTAAATTTGACACTCATTCCATATCTACGCATGATCTATCTCCTCTGCAAACCATTCTAGGTCAACACCAATTAAATAAACTACTTGCCCATTTCTTAACTTAACAGGGCAAAAAGCATGACTATCAGGGTCTTCTCCAGTATCAACCTCATACGCACCCTCAAGGTCTTCTGCACTTAGATACATAACATCCTCAAGATTGTCGTAAACAGACCAACTCTTGCCAGCAGGGATAGTTAATCCTTGCTCTGCCAAGTCTTTACGCATACGCACTGGCTTTGCGTCATCATCCAATTCAGACAAATACTCTTTTCTTGGCTCTTTGTGGAAAGTGACAATCATGTTCCCTTGTTCATCCCAGTTCATAGACCAGTCGGTATGCCCATATTGCTCTTCGCAATATTCATCCAATAAATCGCTATCGTATTTAAAGTATTTAAGCATCTGCACACTCCCCTGCATAAACTTCTTCGTAGATTGATTTGATAACCTCACCCTCATGCTCGTCAGCACAGTATTCAATGACATCCTGAACTGTCCAATGTCCTACATGGATTGTTCTGCCTGATGCAAACTCAACCATGTAAGCCTTTTCGTAATCTGAGTCATAACTCATGTTCGCACTCTCCTTCCTCTCCACAAATTGCACACCCACCATATTCATCAACCTGAACCTCTAACCCATCACCCTCGTATGGCACTTCGGTAATGTAGTAGTAGATACGATTGACTAGGTGATAACCATCCACCACATAAGTTCCACCATCACCATCAACATAAGTCCATACCCTTTTGGGCTGAGTATCTGCGATACCTAAGACATAACCCAGTTCAAGGTCATAGGTCTCAAAGTAATCACGATTCTCACCCCTTGCAAGATGATTCTTAATGGGTTTGTATTTTTCATACCATTCTTCAAAGTCCATATAACCCCCTTTTACCAACTGGCTTGATAGTAAAACTCATACTGATTCTCAGGCAGTGATTCCAACGCATTGGTAATGCCCTCAACAGTGTTCTTTAAGTCTTGGAGATACCAGTCATCCTTTTCCGTTGAACCAAAGAAGAATCCTTGTTTAGGCTCTAAACCATTTATGTTTACATCAGGATGATCCACCACTGCTTTGCACAAGTCCCGCAACTCCACCAACTTCTCTCTAGGTATGAATGTCTCTTGACACTCATCCCGACCCCCTTGGCAGTTTTCCACGAACCATCCATGGATAGCGTTTGCCTTTCTCCAATACATTGCATCAATGGATACTTCTTTGACCATCAGGCTTGATCCCGCAAAGCGTTTCTCAGGATCACACTCCACCCCCATTGCATCATTGATATCCTTTGCCACTTCCTTATCCTTGTCAGACCAAAGATATCTCTTAGCACTTAAATACATATCTAATCCCATAACATTCTCCTAGCAGTTAATGATTGCCGAATGACAATCCCTATACCCTCACACAAGGGTATAGAAGTATCACTCAGATAACAGGCAAACAGGATTGCTTTTCATCACTGGTAAACAATGCACCGCCCCCATTCCCCTCATCATCCCGACTGGGGAAAAACCAAAGACCATCTTGGGTTTGAAATGCAACAGTCCTTTCATCCCAACCCATCTCCCCCATTTCTTCCTTGGTCATGTATCGCACATTGACAATGCGTTTATGCAACAACAGTTTCTTGGCTTCATCATTCCAATACTTGTCGTAATCCTTAATTTCTTTCATCACACTCTCCTTGAAAGTTAATTTCACAATATCCCTTTGTGTTTTCAATCAACACATGACGACAGATAACAAAATCCTCATCATCTTCGTTTTGCTCAAACTTAGGGCAAACAGGATTTGTAATCACTGGTGCAACATTTTCTGCATACACACATCTGCAATAATTCATCACACTCTCCTAGTTAAATACAACGATTGCAGACCACACCACATACGCAGTGTAGGCTACTGCTATTGGCACAATCCAGTCCCACATTACTGCACCCCCTCTAATTCGTAATCAACTTCAAAAATAGTGGGATTGTCCTTATCAATCTCAACAATGGTGAAGTCTTCACCATCATTAAGAACATCTCCCGCTTTCAACGATTCCATTTCCTGCCCAGTCAAAAAGAAGTAAATCTTTTCATCTGCCCAACTATCAAAATACGCATCTTCAGGATGACCCTCTTCTGCGACTCCCAGTAATACACTTGCACCATCACCTAACCAGTCGCAACTAATGACTGCGTCATAGGCTTTAATCTTCATTGTCGGCATATCCATATCTCCTAGCAGTTTGACAAAGACCGAATCCCATACAGGCGATTCGGTTTCGACTATTCAAGTCTCTTCAGTTTGCCTAGTAATCCTCGTTTTCTTCCCACAGGCAAGGATCAACTAACCTTTGCCCGAAAGCATTGAACAACTGCCCACAATCACAAGCAACATCCTCGCCTGAACCATCCGAGCAGACCTTTTTATTGCACTGGCACTTCCATTCCCGCCACAGAATTCGACCAGTATCTTGGCATTCAACGATTCTCATTATTCAAACTCCTTTGGCACGATCACATCAAACTTACGCAACAGGGCTATTGCCTTGTCAGACAAGCACATCACCCCGTCATATTCATCCAAGGTGCGGATACCAAACTGGTCAATGGTGAACCACAGACCAATGTGCTCAAAACCCACATCCTCGATATCCCACTCAATGAACCCAGTGGCATCATCATGGAAATACAACTCCATGGTGGATTCGTGAGTCCCAATATCTTTCTCGCCCCAACTACCCTCCATAATCAGAGGGCAGTTAAAGGTTTCTTTTCCGATAAAGTAAGCAGTCATCATTGATCCCCTTTTACAGGTGCAATAAATTGATATTCCAATACCCCATCCTCAACACTTACTCTGAACCATTGAACAGGGCATTGATTTAGCCATTCAAAGAAATCGTCATTGAACTTATCCATAATCAATACTCCGAAGTCAGCATCAATACATTGTTGGTCAGGAAGAACTCGTATTGCCCATCAGGGCAGTCGGTATGCTCAATGCCTTTTACAAACACTGGATTGAGATCACCATCTTCAACAATGATGGATGCTTCACCACCATTTACCCAAAACTTGATAGACAGGAATGGCTCTTTCTTGAGCAGTGGGAATACTTCAGTAGCGATAATGTCCAAGAACCAGTAGCAACCAGCAGTGTCAGCAAAGTATTGAACGCCATCAGTGTGAACCATGTCCTTAGCAAAAAGGTGATTAGTGCGATAGTAATTCTCAGTCCCAGTGAACTGGGATAAGTCTAAAGTGGCAGTCGATTCCATTTAATTCTCCTAGCAGTTATGACTATCAGGATTGATAATCCATAAACCCACGCAGTGCATGGGCTTACAGGTATCACTCAGGCATCAGGATGCGTTTTAATTGCTCGACTGATTTACCAGTCATACGGCTCAACTGGGCAAGAGTCAGGTTTGGGTGTGAATCGTAGTAATCGGTTATTTCTTCGTCAGTCATAAACATGGTTAGTCTCCCTTAGATGGATAACAGAATTAGGTAAACGGCACGACCTACCGAGCAGTTGTCGCACTCGGTCAGTCTCCAAAAGGTGTAGCGGATACCACAATACTTCATGCAGTGGCGGATATCCATTGGTGATACTAAAGAAGGTAGTAAATTCATGGTTAGATTCCTCGATAGTTGTCAGGGTTATATTCCCGTTGATGACCTGCATAGTCAACGGCTTTGTATTCAGCAATCTCAACATTGGCAGGAATGACCTGCAACCCTGTTAATTGTTCGATGCGACAGGCAGTGAGAAGGCTAACGATTATGGTATTACCATCGTCAGACCTAACATCCAGTAGCACCGAGGTGTTGCGGTCAGTAGTGTTAATCAATGTGCCAATATCGCCATTCCAAACAAGCAGACCATCCTCTGTGGAAGATGGATCATTGAGGTTAGCGATGCTATGGTCAGCAATGGCAACAGCATTGGTGTCCTCATCGTAAAACAGGTAATGCGAGAAGCATTTTTTGGCTTCAATTTTGTTGGTCAATTCAAACATAATTAATCCCCTTAAAAAGTCTTAACCCAAATACGGGCATTGTCGGCTAGGTCATACAGGTCAGCCAGTAAGTAATCCACCTCTGCGGTGTCATCAGCATAAGATAGACCCTCGGCAATCTCCTCTAGGTCATCGGTGATGTCATTGCGGTCAGCCCAAGACTGGTTAGTCTCGATGAATTTAGTAATGCGGATGGAGGCTTTTTTGGCAAAGGTGACGGCATCCTCAGTTTGCTCAAAGGTCTCCATTAGGTCAGTAATATCAAGGGTTTGTTTCCAGTTAGCCATTTGTATCTCCTAGCAGTTAGTCGAATCGGTGTTTAAGCACCTACCGACAATTTTGGGGCAAAATAAACACCTTTGCAATACCTTTTTGAAAATAAATTTAGGGCTTACTGGATAAGGGTTTGCAGTCAGTTTAGGCGGTGTAGAAAGGTTTACTTGTGGTGCAAGGTGCGTAAAAACATAAAGCAAGGGCGTGTAGAGACCTAAAAGCGGGCAAAGGTGCGAAGCACAACAGTCCAATGACAACTCCAGTAGAGGAGAGACATATAAGGAGATAAGAGATACCAGTAGCAGAATCTAACCGATTGTCCTAGAATCATGAATATGGAAATACTCACGAGATACCTATGAAACGATTGACTAGGAAAGAGATAGAGCAAGGCTTACAGGCTATGCCACTGGAGACTCTATTACTGGGAGTTAGCACTGCCAAAGAAAAGAGGCTAACCCACAAACAAGTAGAGTTTGCCAAGCAAATGGCACTGGGAGAGAGCAAGGCAAGTGCTTATAGGAAGTCGCATAAGAGCAAGGGCAAACCCAAGACACAGAGCAATGAGGGGCAAAAACTGGCAAAGAACCCAACTATCGCCATGCAAGTAGAGGCGTTTAAGGTGGCTTTAGAGGCACAGAAATACCAAACTCCCGCACACTTAAGGGCATTGGCAATCCATCGGATCACCGAAAAGGCTCTCGATCCTAAGTGTCCGCCTGCTCAACAACTGAAAGCACTGGAGTTATTAGGCAAGATTACCGAAGTGGCTCTCTTTACCGAGAGGCGGGAAGTCATCAAGGTTAGCGATCCCAGTGAGATGCGGGAGAAACTCATGGCAAGTATCCGACTGGCAATCGAGAACAGTCAGGCAATCGACATTGAGGCACGATCCGCAGACGATCTACTGGCAGAACTCATAGGGAATGACAAGATGGATGATGATGTGGCGGGAGATGATAAGGGATTAGATGATGTGGATGGCAAAGAGACATCCTTAGACGGGGTAGACCAGTCGCAAACGGCAGAAATCGAGAGCCCACCACCCCACGACCCCCAAATTTTGGCGTTGCCGACTGCAGTCAACTTGCATAGTATTTCACACACTCAATCCCCTCCAGAATCGATACCTAGCGAAAACCCTGCGTCACCATAACAGCTGTTATAGTGAGACAGGGTAAACCCTAATATATGACCCCCCACCCCCTTATGAAAATGGCAGACAATCAGAAAATAGTTCCACGTGAAACACCCCCCCTTCATAATTTGGGTCCCATGGTCGAGGTAGATATGGATGTATTGGCAGATCGCTTAGTAAGAATGAGTCCAAAGGATAAGAAGTATCTAGAGTATTTATTAGAACAAAATGCAGTATTGATTAAGAGTAAGGGCTCACACACATGAACGCACGTCAGATTACAGCAATAGAGAAAGAGCAGCTCGTCTTAGATTATTTAGAGGAGTTACTACATAAGGATAAGGGTCGGCTCTTAAGGATGAGGAGTTATTTAAAGACTAGGATATTAGAAGAGGAAGCAATGGCACGAACAAAGGATGTCATTGAACGTATTAAACATGGGTAGAAGAAAGGAGAAAACCTTGACGCCAGCGCAAAAAGAAATCTTCTTGGTTATTGATGAATTTTGGAAGAAGTTCGGATTCGCACCAAGTATTGATGATGTCATGTATATCACGGGTGAAAAGGGAAGAGGGAATGTCAGTCGCAAGATGTGGCGTTTAGTCGACCTTGGGATCTGTAAAGGGATTAAGGGGAAAATGAGAAGTATTCGCCCGTCCTATATAAGGGTTCGGTACATTGAGTAATTTAGAAAAGTTCTTAGAAGGTCTACCAGAAGGGGATCGAGAGAACCTCTTTACCATGGCAGAGGATTATAAGAACTCGGTTGTCCGTAAGGCAGCACAGAAGTCGTTTATGTCGTTTGTAAAACAGATGTGGCCTGGGTTTATCTTGGGTAGACACCACGCTTTGATGGCTAAAAAATTTGAGGAGATTGCCGATGGAAAAACTAAACGTCTTATTATTAATATGCCTCCTCGTCATACTAAATCTGAGTTTGCGTCATACCTTCTCCCTGCATGGTTTTTAGGCAAGTACCCGCATAAGAAAGTGATTCAGTGCTCGAATACCGCAGAACTAGCCGTAGGCTTTGGACGTAAGGTCAGGAACTTAGTAGACGGAGAAACCTATGCCAAGATCTTTCCGAATGTTGCTTTGCGCACGGACTCGAAAGCGGCAGGTCGTTGGGCTACAAATGCCAACGGAGACTATTTTGCGATTGGGGTAGGGGGTACGGTAACAGGTAAAGGTGCTGATCTCTTGATTATTGATGACCCACATTCGGAACAAGAAGCTGCCTTAGCCGCCTCCGACCCTTCGGTGTATGACAAGATTTTTGAATGGTATTCCTCTGGACCAAGACAGCGTCTTCAGCCTGGAGGGTCTATTGTCATTGTGATGACCCGCTGGGGTAAACGAGATTTGACGGGCAGAGTCCTTCAGTCTATGGTCGAGAGAGACGGAGACGAATGGGAGGTTATCAGTCTCCCCGCCATTATGCCTAGTGGTCTGTCCTTATGGCCTGAGTTCTGGTCTTTAGAGGAACTGGAAAAACTAAAAAACGAACTGCCTATTTCCAAATGGTCAGCCCAGTACCAACAAGATCCCAGTGCTGAAGAAGGCGCCCTAGTCAAACGAGAATGGTGGAAGGTCTGGGATAAAGAGAGTCCTCCCGCCTGTGCCTTTATTATCCAGTCTTGGGATACCGCCTTTACAAAGAATGAACGGTCAGACTACTCCGCCTGTACGACTTGGGGAGTCTTTTATATGAATGAGAATGAAAACGACCCGCATGTGATTCTGTTAGACGCCCTCAAAGAACGGCTTGAATTTCCTGAATTAAAGATACGGGCGTTAGAAATGTATAAGGAATGGGAGCCCGATGCGTTTATAGTAGAGGCTAAGGCGTCAGGAGCTCCGTTAGTTTTTGAACTTAGAAGGATGGGAATACCCGTGCAAGAATTTACACCAGTACGTGGAAACGATAAGATTACCCGTGTAAACTCGGTATCAGATTTATTTGCATCAGGAAAAATATGGGCACCAAGAAAACGCTGGGCAGAAGAAGTCATTGAAGAAATGGCAGCCTTTCCCAATTCAGACCACGATGACTTGGTAGACTCAACCACACAAGCGTTAATCCGTTTTCGTAAAGGCGGGTTTATTAAACTAGACACAGACGAAGAGGACACTCAGTTTTTAAGGTCTAGGAAAGTTAGTTACTATTAAGGATTATTATGGCAATCGAAAAATCACTGTATGAACTTCCTAAAGGCTTAGAGGCTGCAAATGTTGAGCCTATCGAGATTGAGATCGAAGACCCAGAGTCTGTCACGATTGGACTTGATGGTTTAGAGATTCAGATTAAACCTGAAAAAGAAAGCGCAGAAGACTTTGACGCTAATTTGGCTGAGTACTTAAGTGACCGCCAACTAACCGAAATTGCAGGCGATCTCTTAGGGGACATTGAATCAGACATTGGCGCTCGTAAAGAGTGGATGCAGACTTATACAGACGGCATCGAGCTGCTTGGAATGAAAATTGAAGAGCGCTCCGAACCATGGGAAGGAGCTTGCGGAGTCTATCATCCTCTTCTTTCCGAAGCTCTAGTTAAGTTCCAAGCCGAAACCGTGATGGAGACCTTACCTCCTGCGGGTCCTGTAAAGACCGTGATTGTTGGCAAAGAAACCCCTGAAAAGGTAGCTGCTGCGGATCGGGTTCAAAAGGACATGAACTACCAGATCACGGAAGAAATGCCAGAGTTTAGACCTGAACACGAGAGAATGTGCTGGGGACTCGGACTTTCAGGCAATGCCTTTAAGAAAGTATATTTCGATCCTTCCTTAGAGAGGCAGGTCTCTTTATTCGTACCCGCTGAAGACTTAATTGTTCCCTATGGCGCTTCCGACTTACAAAGCGCAGAGCGTGTGACGCACGTCATGCGTAAGACCGAGAATGAATTACGCAAACTTCAAGTCGCAGGTTTTTATAAAGATGTAGACCTAGGCACACCAAGTACTACTTTTGATGAAGTAGAAAAGAAGATAGCCGAAAAGATGGGCCTACGAGCCACAGCCGATGATCGCTTTAAGATTCTTGAGATCCAAGTTAATTTAGACATTGAAGGTTTTGAAGATAAAAAAGACGAAGAGGCTACGGGGATTGCCCTGCCTTATATTGTGACCATTGAAAAGGGTACCCAAAACGTCTTAGCAATCCGCAGAAACTGGAGACCAGAAGATGAAACGAAACAAAAACGTCAGCATTTCGTCCATTATGGATACGTTCCAGGCTTTGGCTTTTATTGTTTTGGGCTTATTCACCTTGTCGGTGCTTTTGCTAAGTCTAGTACTAGTCTTATTCGGCAGCTCGTGGATGCTGGCACACTAGCCAACTTGCCAGGTGGCTTTAAAACCCGTGGCATGCGAGTCAAAGGAGATGACACCCCGATTGCACCAGGAGAGTTTAGGGACGTTGACGTTCCTTCTGGTGCGTTAAAAGACAATATCCTACCTCTGCCTTACAAAGAACCTAGCCAAGTCTTATATACCTTAATGCAAAACATCGTAGAAGAAGGCAGGCGTTTTGCCTCGGCTTCGGATATGAAGATTGCCGATATGTCAGCGAACACCCCAGTCGGTACGACTCTGGCTATTCTGGAACGGACCTTAAAGGTCATGTCTGCGGTTCAAGCCCGTGTGCATTACTCCATGAAACAAGAGCTAAAACTCTTAAAAAACATTATTCGTGACTACACCCCTGACGAATACGAATACCAACCAGACGTAGGAAACCGTTTTGCCAAGCAGTCCGATTACGACAACTGTGACGTTATTCCTGTCAGTGATCCTAATGCCGCTACGATGAGCCAGAAGGTTGTTCAGTATCAAGCCGTCCTTCAGTTAGCTCAGCAGGCTCCTCAGCTATATGACTTAGGTCAGCTGCATCGCCAGATGTTAGAAGTCTTAGGAATTAAGAACGCTAAAAAACTTGTCAAGATTGAAGATGATCATATGCCTGAAGATCCTATTACAGAGAACATGAACATCATTAATATGAAGCCTGTCAAGGCGTTTATGTATCAGGACCATCAGGCGCACATCACAATCCACATGAATGCCATGAAAGACCCAAAGATTGCCGCTTTGATGGGGCAAAACCCACAAGCTCAGGCAATTGCGGCAGCAGCGATGGCGCATATGCAACAGCATTTAGCCTTTGAATACCGCAAACAAATGCAAGAAATGATGGGAGTGCCACTTCCTACGGGCGAAGAGGACGAAGCAATCCCACAGGAGATGGAAGTACAGATCTCTCAAATGGCAGTACAGGCATCCAACGCCTTGTTACAACGCAACCAAACCGAAATCGCAGCGCAACAAGCTCAACAAGCTGCGCAAGACCCAATCATTCAGATGCAAGCAAAGGAACTCGAACTCAAACAGGCCGAGGAACAGCGCAAAACACTGAAAGACCAAGCCGATGCAGCAGAAGCAGCTGCACGATTGGAAGTAGAAAAGGAAAGAATTGCCTCTCAAGAACGAATTGCTGGCGCTCAGCTTCTGGCAAAAACAGAAAAAGACGCTATGGAAGTCGAAATCAAGAGAATGCAAGAACTTTCTAAGATGCAACAACTAACTAATTCTCAAACAGGAAGACGATAGTGGATAAGCATTTAGATTACCTCTTAAATGAGTACCGTGACCGTATAAATATGCTCCAAACAGCTATTTCTGCGGGAAATTGTGCCAATTACGAGGAGTATAAGTACGCTTGTGGACAAATACGAGGTCTTGAGTCCGCATGTCTAACCATTACAGACCTCAATCAACGAATGGAGAAATCGAATGACTGAAATACTAATCGGCTCAAATCCCGATGACGTATCCGCAGTAACCACTCTGCCTCAAACAGCAGATGAAAAAGCAAAACAACTACCCGAACCCTCTGGCTATCGCATTTTGTGCGCTATTCCTGAGGTTGATGACACTTACGAGAGCGGAATCCTCAAAGCGGATACCACGATGCACTACGAAGAGGTCTTATCAACGGTGTTTTTTGTTGTCAAAATGGGTCCTGATTGTTACAAGGACGCAAGCCGTTTTCCTACTGGGCCTTGGTGCAAAGTTGGTGACTTTATCTTAGCCAGACCAAACTCTGGTACCCGATTAAAGATCCACGGGCGTGAGTTTAGGATTATTAACGATGACTCTGTAGAAGGAATCGTTGAGGATCCCCGTGGCATAACCAGACTTTAAGGAGAAAATCATGCCTGAATTAGAAATGGAAGAATATAAGTATCCCGATGAAAAGGGAGAACCTGAACAACTAGAAATTGTTATTGAAGACGATACACCTGAGGAAGACCGTAATTTAGCACCAATGCCTAAGGATATTGTTGAAGAACTTGATAATGATGACCTAGAAGCCTACACAGGAGAAGCAAAGCAACGATTGTTACAGGCTAAAAAGGTCTATAACGATGAGCGCAGAGCAAAGGAAACAGCCCAAAAGGAGGCAGACGAAGCATCCCGTGTAGCCAAAGAATTACTGGCAGAAAATCAAAAGCTCAAAACCAAATTAAGCGCTGGTGAGCAGAGCTTGCACTCTAAGTACAAGGAAAACATTGCCCATGAACTAGAAAAAGCCAAAGCCGAATACAAGAACGCCTATGATTCTGGCGATTCAGACCGTCTTGTAGAAGCTCAGGAAAAGCTCACTAAAGTACAAATGGACTCTCAGCAGATAGAACGATATCAGCCTGAGTATTCACAAGATACTTTACAAAACGAAAATAATGATGTACAAATGTCACAACCTCAACGTTTGGACTCAAAAACCCAATCGTGGCTGGACAAAAACAGCTGGTATGGGGTAGATGATGATATGAGTTACCTAGCAATGGGTATTCATAGACGCTTGGAAAGAGAAGGAGTTCCGATAGGATCTGACCACTATTTCAAGGTCATTGACACAGAAATGCGTCAGAGATTCCCAGAGAAATTTGGGGCAGGAGAGACCAAAGACTCTCTAGAGACAGAGACCAAATACTCTGTGAAAAAACCGAGCACAGTAGTTGCGCCAGCGACTAGATCTAACTCTCCAAAAAGAGTCAGGCTAACGCCAACGCAAGTAGCACTGGCAAAGAAATTTAATCTAACCCCAGAGCAATATGCTCGTGAATTAACAAAACTGGAGTCCCAAAATGGCTGAAAACAGAAAACCTCGTGAAGTAGAAACTAGACAACAAGAAATGCGCCCCCAGCAGTGGAGACCGCCTGAATTGTTGCCAGAACCCGATAAACAACAAGGCTTTAAATATCGGTGGATAAGAGTCTCTACTTTAGGAACAGCAGACCCCCGCAACATCTCTACCAAACTTAGAGAAGGATGGGAGCCTGTAAGAGTTGAGGAACAACCAAAAATGAAACTGCTAGTTGATCCCAAGAGTCGTTTTAACGACAATATTGAGATCAGCGGGTTATTGCTCTGCAAAACTCCAGAAGAGTTTGTTGATCAACGGAATGCCTTTTATCAAAAGCAAGCCGAAAATCAAATGGAGGCTGTAGACAATACTCTTATGCGCCAAAGTGACTCACGGATGCCTCTCTTTAGTGAGAGAAAATCTACGACAACCTTTGGTAAAGGTTAATTTTAATTTAGGAGTTTAATATGGCTTACCCAACCGTATCAGCCCCCTATGGACTAAAACCAGTCAATCTAATTGGCGGTCAGGTCTTTGCGGG